GTGCGTGGCAGGCCAATCATGTCGAACAAATCACCATGCACTTTGAGATCCTTGTATGTAAGTTGAAACACACGCTCCTTCGGTGATGCCAACTTGTTGAATGGCCCCGGATGTGATGTAAGGCGCATGCCATGTTCACGGGCAAAGTTGCCGGCTTTCAAGCAGGCTGCAAGAATCTGATTGTAGTCTGGTAATTCCTCCATCTCATACTCGCTGGCCCACGGAATAATATCCGATGACAGACGGTAGAAGTAGATGTCGTTTTCCAGATTCCATTGTAGAATCTTGTAGAGATCTCGCACGTTCTGCAGAGCAAGTTCGGACGCATACCCAATACCTTTCTCGAAGAACGTTCGCTTGATCATTGTTCTGTTAGTTGTGATGCGTTGCGACTTGGGACGATTTGAAAACCCCATGTTGATGCAAGCATATCCGTAGTTTCGCATGAATAACCCTCCTTCATGATTATATCTTATTATAAACAATCCGAAGGGTAAAGTCAACCACTTTTTTTATATTCAGACCACATTTTATCTCGGCGCGATATTGCCATAGAAATCATGTAATGTAGCCTAGCCCAATCGGGATTTTTAGATAAAATCCTCTCTGCAATCTCGCCTGGTTGCGGAAAACCTTCGGGCGTATATTCTAGTGGGACTTTTTCGCATGCTCCACATATGTCGTGATGCGTTTTACTCATTCTTTAACAGGCACAGTAAGATCGTCTTGATCTTCGTAATATGCGCTAGCATCACCCTCTCGTTTATCAAACTTCTGAACAATTTCTTCATCCATAATCTGAATGACGCGGCTTCTGAACTCTTTGTCATTTGTTACCAGTTCGGTCCACTTGGATGGTTGAAACTTTTTTGTGTATCCATCTGTTGTGGATAGAGTATACCATGCGCCGGCAGATGTTAGACTCTCGGATCCTTTAATTGCATCAAACCAAGACTCTTCATCTCGAATACCAATTTCATTAGTTCCCCATAGAATGCGGAACGCACATGAGCGACCTTGTGAACCAAAGCGTGATTTCTCCAGCTTTATCTTAACCTCCGAGCCAATTCGAAAGCCCTTTTCATCTTCAATAAATGAAGACTTTGCTTTCCGACCAGTGAGCCAGATACGCAACGAATATGCGTAATGCATTGCCTTGCCGCCGGGCGTCATGTAAGGAGTTGTCATAGCAACAATTCGTGCATTTGGGCCTTGTGGAATATTTGTCTTTAACTGGTTAAGAACAATAAACGTAGCTTGCTTGTCTGCCAGTGGAATAGTCAGCTTCGACATTCCTTTAGCCAAGATACGTGCTTTAACAGCCATTGACGATTGTGGGTTGAAGTCACCTTCAACGTCAGAGATTGATGGTGTAAATGCCAGTGAATCCCAGATAAGGACAAGCTTTTCATCAGTAGCCCCAAGAAGTTCTTCGATAGTCTCTAGAACAAACTCGACAGAGGATGCTTGAACATACATTAAACGGTTCAAATCGCACCCAGAGCGCTCCAAAAAAGTTGGGTCGATTGCTGACTCGGAATCAAAATATACAACCAATTTACCTTGTTTCTGAGCGTTTGCTGCAATCTGTGCAGCCATGTAAGATTTGCCTGTTGCTTCTAGTCCAGCAATCTCAGTAACCTTGCCGACTGGAATGCCTGCAACTTGGCCTTTGCAGATGATTGAATCAAGCCACCGAGAGCCTGTAGGAATCCATTCCTTGACAGAAGTTGGGTTGTCGCCTGTTAGATCGTGTGCAACATTGCGACCAGCCTTCTTGTTCACTAATTTCATCAGATCTTGCATATCAACACGACCTGCCTTTGGTTTTGCTTTTTTGGCCATGGGCCCTCCATAAAAAATTAAAAGCGGCAGACTTTACACCGGTCTGCCAGCGGCTGCAGCTTATTCTGTTGCGGTTGTTTCAGTAGTCTCGGTAGTCTCAGTTTCAGTAGTAGTCTCATCAACTGCTTCGACCGTTTCGGTTGTTACGGTTCCAGAAACAGGAACAACTTCAGCCTCTGAAACCGTTTGCGGGTCAAAAGAGCATGTCCCATATGCGGTCGCAACAACAAGTGTTCCTCCCACCACAGCTACCCTAACTCTCCAACTGGCCCAAGCGGCCTTTAACCAATCTAACATACTATATCTCCTTCATTGGTAAAAATATGGCAGACTATTTTTTATCCCGGCCTGCCATCGGTGACACAAGAGTCTATTTACTTTAGCCAGACATCAATTCATCAAATGCTCGGTCAACACTACTCTTACCGTTGGAGGGACCGTATTTGGCTGTTTCAGACGAGCGACCTTCTGCAGACGTATCACCAGAAAGTTGCTCATCTAAGATGGCATCGACTTGTTGGGTGCTAAGACGTTCAAAAAGTCCGTCAAAGTCGGGCATGCGATCAAGGAGGGCGGGGATCGCTTCTGCATCTTCCAACAAGGTGGATGTGTTTCGACGCATCTTTAGACTCGTTTGTGGATATGCACCAGGCTTATTAGGCTTGGTGTAGGTAAGGGTGATATCGGTCCCCTCCTTGGAGTCTGTGATATCACCATATTCTGGATCGAGAATATATCCAAGAAGAAGCTCATAGGCCTGTTTACCGTAGCCGTAAACCTTGATTCCTTCATCTTCTCGACCTCGAACAACGACTGGAGAGAAGTAGCGGGTTCGCACAAAGAGGCTCTTTGCAAGCTTCTTACTTTCCTCATCGTTGTTGTCAACTCCCTCGCGCCAAAGCTTGGAAGCGAATTCGCAAATTGGGCACTCGTCACCGAAGTTCCGCTTCGGGCACATGATGCCTCCCTTGTGATCTCCAACATTATAGTGGAAGAACATTTCCTTCAAGGGGTCGCCATCGTTGGTCGGCACAATACGAATATCAGTGTCGCCCTCATCTGGCTTGAACCAAACAGACGTGCTGTCTTTCGTTCCCTCGCCACGAAGTGCGGCAAGTTTTTTTCTCATTAGTTCCATATTAATTGACATTAGTTTTTTCTCCTATTTGTTTGTAAAGTATACTGTGCGTTCCACAGCATCTAATGTATCACTCTTGCTCTAGCTTGTCAAGAGTTTTTTGGTTTTTTTGAACTACGTTAGTATGGGCAACGCAGAACCCAAAATCGTTATAAGGTGTTTCATAGATTGCATATGACAGCTTTCGATAAGCATTGCGAGGCTTGTCTTTCAACATTCCAACAATTCGTCTATGCAGCCCTCCCTCGGTTTCTAATCTTTCGTTATTGATAGCTAAATAATAACACAGTTCTCTCGGGCTGTCAAGGTCAAAAAGCCACATTTCTTCAAGATTTTTAACATTAAGACCTGCGATGGAGCGAATCCTGTTTATTTCCGCGGGCTTAGCGACTTGACCAATTTCTGGCTCAGAGTGTGCAAAATAATTAAGGTGGTGAATTGTTGAGAAGATAAAGTTATTCATGCTGTCATAGTAGCTTTTAATTGGCAAATCTCCCATCGATGCTTCGATATTTAAATTTGAGATAAGTGTGATTGAGTTAAGAAGTCCAGAGCGAGAGTATTCTTGCAAAACGCCAAATACAGTGTTTTCAATTAATACAGGAAACCCGGTTAACAACTCAGTGTCAGGCTTAATATAAATAACGTCAACTTTCTTTTTATGAAGCTGTTGCAAAACACCCAAAGAGTAATTAGAGCTATATGAACCACCAACAATAATAAACTGTATATGATCGTCAACTTCAGAAAAGAATTTTTTTAAATCTGGTATATTTTGCTCATACTCTTCTGGGTGCTCAAAAGACTTTAATTTGAAGTTCTTTTTCGAGTTTCGCTTAACACTACTGTTAAGTTTATACACATTATACTGTGGTGTAGAGGCAAAGCATTCCGCAATTGAGCTTGCGGCGTTACCAAGTCCAATAATCGAAATCATATATCCAACTCATCAAGTGAAAATAAATCTTTACCACCACTCATGTTACACAAATATCCATCTTCAAATTCTGATTTTATTTTTTGTATTAAATCTCTATCTTCATCACTATAGTCAATAACTAATTCGTCATGAATAATGAATGAAATAAAAGATTTACGACCCTCTAAGATTTTATCTATTTTTACCGCTTTTTCAAGAACCCTATCAGCTGTTGTGCTTTGGATCAAGTAGTTTAAAGCTTTTCTTGGCTCTACCTTAATTTTTCTGTTGTATGGGGTATTAATATAGCCGTTTATATAATACTTGTCAAGAACTTTTTCCTTATCGTAGAAAGTAGTCTCAATATCATCTGATTCTGGATTGTATAACCAAGCAAAGAACCTGACCTTACATTCTTCTCGTGTAACTTCTTGTTCAAAGAGATGCAACGTGTTCCATTGGTGTATATCAATATCCGGCTGCGGTTCTCCACTCAGTTCAAGCAGCGTCCTAACTTCAGCACCGTTGTAATCTAAACTAATAAACAAATCATTAACTGGTTTAGCTATCTTTCTATATTCTTTTTTAACTGTCAATATCGGGAAGCTTTCCTTGTTGGTGGTTAACCTTCCGGTCACGGTGCCAAACATATTATAATCAACAAAGCGGTAATTATTTACCAATTCTTGCAGCTTCATTCTGTGGATGCTAGATGTCATGAGTTCTCGACAACCATCTACACTTAGGTTTAATTCTTGATATTTTATTTTTTGAAGCAGCTTTTGAACATTCTCTAAGTGTTGATAATTTTTAGGAATTTGGTAATTTTCAAAGACGTGTTCAGTAATTTTATTTTTTATTTCACAAAATTGAGCCAAAAAATCATGCGGAATCATATCGAAAACACAATGGTCGTTCATATTTATTTTGGCAATCTTGAAAGACTTTATGTATGCTGTCATCTTTTTTTGTGCTGCCTCAAGCTCAGGCAAAAGTTCGTCAGGGCAGCATTCTGCTAAGTTTTTTCCTTCAGCAATAATACTGGCATATTTAATTTTTTCGTTGCTTACTGAACCTGAATATTTCCAAGTTTTAGTAAGGTTTGTCGGTATATTATCAAAGTGCATTTTACCATCTACATAAACCCCAATGCACTCTGTTTTATCATCAATAGTTTGAAAAATCACTGTTATCGTCCGTAATAATAATGTTCTCGACTGTTCCTTCTTCAAAGGCCGCCGCCATTTTTGCCCTATCTGCATTAACAGTATATGTCAATGAACCTCGTTTGTCAAATGTTTTATTGATAATACTTTCGAATTTTTCATTAATAGAATTTGTTGCGCCGGTTGAATTAAAAATTCTGTTTTGTTCTTTTATAATGTTGCTGACCTCGTGTTCTGGCATCATTGGTTGTTCTTCATATATTCTAATTTTGAGATACAAGTCTACAAAATAACTTGCAGGATATCTTTCAAAAAAATCAGACGGATTATAGTTTTGCGTTTTAATAGTCATTCTTTTAGTGCTACCGTCATCACAATTTACGGTTTTGTGATATTTTTGTGGTCTAATGTTGTTATATAGATCCAATAACATTTTTCCTAATTCTTGCAGCCCTTTTATTGACGCATATGAATATTGTTGCCCTAATATCTGTTCAACATTATTTAATCCATATCTTTTCGCCACCTCGATGCAATGCTCAGCGCCAATATCAGCCACGATTCTCCACGGACAGTTATAGTCTATCATAAACCCATAAGAATCACAAGCGTTAACAAAAAACCTCCAATTTTTACTTTTTACAAAATTATTAATCTTGTCTAAATCATTGTCATAGCTAAGATTTGCAATCTCTATAGCCAAGCCGGTATTTAGAACATTACAATTATTGCTCTTAATGTAGCCAGTATATGTTAAAGGTTGTTTTGCGGCAGATATTTTGATTATTGGCATCAGCAAATTGATGAACTCATCAAAATCTTTAAATCTAATTAGATTTTTTTTGAAATGATTTTTAAGCGCGTTAAAATATACAAGCTTGTATGTCTCATATTGCGCTTCTGGGTCCACATATGCTTTATATGCTTTTAATCTAGATAAAAATGGGTCGTTAGCGTCTATTTTTCCCGTTGTCGAGCACTTATCAAACTGCAAAACCATTTCGTTAAACAAATCAGCGACGAAATTTACAGCTTTTACCGGCTTGAGAGAGTCGGCGGATACGCCCACGTATTTTAACGACGAGTTGGAAACAGTGATCGGCACAAAACGTCGATCCATTCGACCAAACAATATCTTTTCTCCATCTAAAAACGAAACAACGTTTTTAAATCTTGAGCCATGAACTAAGTTTTTATACAGTAATCTTTTGTTAAATAAATTTTTTGATGATCCTCTGTTTGATTTAGTAAAGTATTTTGACATTGTGTTTTATCCTATTGGGCCTGAGAGTTTTCTTTACGCGGAAGAGTGCACTTGGTAATCTCGGTAAGTGCGCTAGCATTTGCTTGTTCGGCCCTGTTTGCTTCAGTTTCTATTTGAGCAACCCACTTAGCATAAATTTTGCTATTAGCTTCGCCGGCGGCAAAATTGTGTGATGAGCGATATATCATATAGTAGCCACCAATACCAAATTTTGTTAAATCCATATCGGCGCCAGGGTCAAATCCTTGAGGTGGTATGTAGATGTAGGTGCCGGGAAAAGCGTTGACATTTGCATAGCAATCAATCTCAACATCATATACCACTCTTAACTGTTCTAGCCCATCATAACCCTCTTGTTCAAATCTAACTTCTTGCAGCCCGGGAGTTTGTGTTTTTTGCAATTTAATATTTTTTACAATACCCTTATCTCTACCTAAAATATAGTGGAATATGCCACCTTGCAAATCTTGCGCCATATCGCCAACCATACGATCCGCAGGTCTTGTCCTGGCGGCGAAGAAAACAAAGTAATTTATTTCGTGGGAAAGGGGCGCATAATTGCTCTCTTCACCGGCCACACCAGATATGTTAATTAATGGTAACGATGTAATTTCGGGATCATTTAGAAATAATCTTGATGGAACACCACTTTTTCGCTGGCGCTTAAGTCTAGCCGCTTTTGTCTCTAAAAGAGTGGTGATTTCATCTTTAGATTTTCCACCGCGTTGTTGATATGCATATGATGTCAGCACGCTTTGGTTAACTCTAACTTTCTGTGAAATATCGAAATTAAAACATGTTTTAGAATTTAAAAAATTATTAACGAGATTGTTGAATAAGTCATTTAAGAATCTAGGTAAAGAATATACTGTCTCATCGTTTTTTAAGGCAGTGGAGGCTAAAAACTCAGCAAAATATCTAACAGATATCGGAAGGTCGCCAAAATTAACAAAGGTCGTTCGGTAAGGTGTCTCTTCGGCAACTGGTTCAGCTAATTCTACTGGCCCTAGCAAGATTCTTAATCTTTTAAAGTTGTTCAAGTATTTGTTTAAATCAGCGATTTTTTCGCTAAGATCTGATTCCTCAAATTTCATGAACATGTCTTCTTTTCTAACCTCTGACGTGATGTTTTCTTTCAAATATGTTAGCTCTTTTTCGATATTTGCCAATACTACATCAACTAAATCACTTAAATAAAAGAATGTTAAATAGTGTTGTCCGGGTTCAAGTGCCACTAGAGAGCTTCTTAGTTTATTCATGGCTTCTTCACTAGACACTTGGTCTTCGTCATCAACGGCAGCTGCTTCTTCTAACGCTTGTTCGACTCTTTCAGCAGCATATTCTGCTTGTTCAGTGCCAGTTAATATTTCTGGGACATAACTGGTTCCTATGCTATATTCATCTTCTAATACATAGCCATCATAAGCCGCGAAGGGGCCCATAGAAGTAAACTCTCGAATATTTTCCAATGGTAAATTGATGTAGTGTATTCTGTTTAATTCAACTAATGTGTTTATAATACTCTGCACAGCTATTGTCTTTTCTGTGCTGGCAATTTGTGCGTATTCTCTTTTTAGTTCATTAAGTTCTTTAGTGTTACTTTCAGAGCATTCTTTAGTATATTTTTTGGTTTTTAATTCTCTTTTTGTTCGATTCATACCATTTCGACCGGATGGATCAGCGAAAACATTATAAGCTCTATCGTCAAAAAAGTCTTCTACATATGCTAAATAATTAATTTCAAAAATAACTCTCCCTTGCTCATCAAAGTCAAAATTATGAACCGTAGGGGTCAGATTAAGAGTTACATAAGATTCTTTTACTGCGTCTTTTACTTCTCTGTTTGTATATATTCCGCTTGGTTCGGCTACATTTGCATGCTTTGGCTCAGACCAACCTACTACCGCCTTTAATCTAAAATTTAGTTTTGATTTATTTACATTTTCATTGACTATTTTTTGCCACTCTGTTGGCTTCATGTCTTTGTTTATTGTTTTTGAGAATGTTTTTATGGCTAAATCGACATATTTGTAAAGAGCTGGCTGACCGGGAGCCGGTGTTCCTTGGTCTTGATCTATGGTAGTAGTTTCTCCCGGTCGATCTTCAAATAGTTCGTTAAAACTATTAGCAAAAATTTTTAAGTTCGCTTTAATACTTTTCTTGGCTGAAAATGGATTGCTTCCATCATAGGTAAACGTAAAGCTTTTTAAGCCTACCCCAACGCCACGAGCCTTGGTTGATTTAAATAAATCCATTTCGTCTTTAGAGAAAGATGAGTTAAATCTCATTTCAACTTCAGTCTCATTTCCTTGTTCATCATATTGCACTTTGAAAAGTCTTATTTTTGGTTGCATATTAGAAAGCATCCAATTGTCAATATCAAAAAACGCAGCGTGTTTTGGGCTTTGAGTCAATCTGTTAATAAAGCCATATGCATCTCCGTTGACTTGGAGACTGGCGTTATATTGGCCCGGTGTTTCAGTGGTGACCCCAGAAGATAGCGGAAAACCACTTACGGTATATGACATTTTTTTATGTGTAGAGCCAGCACGGGGAACACCGTTAGAGACATAGTCTAAATAATTTTTTTTGTGTTCTGCTATTGTTGAAACAAAACTCAATAAGAAACACTGCTCTCTGAACAGCACCCTTTCTTCACTTCTGGCGATAAACGCTGCCGGAGTTACGTCTTCTAAATTGGCTTTTGCTGCATCGATAGCAGCGTTTAAGGAGCGGTTTTTGAAATATCCAAATAGGCCTTCGCTAGCCATTTCGCCCATAGACGCTTCGGCTAAATCAAACTGAAGGTCTGCTTCTTCGGCTTTTTCTAATATACAATCGGACGCTTGTTTGATTTCAAGCATTATGTTATACAATTCACTGATTTTTGTTTGAATAGCTTGAACGTCCGTCAATGCTGGAAAATACGTCGATAGTTTTTGTAGTGCTGCGTTGGCACTGGCATAAATTCCGCTAACGGTTAGTCGCGATACTTCTGGTGCGAATACTCCATTGAATAACCTCTGCGAAGCCATAGTTTGTAAGTTTTTTGTTGCAACAGAGTTCCTGGGCAAGAGATAGGTGGCAGCCTTATTAAATACGGCATGTGGAGAGCTTCTATATGGTATATCATATAAATCTTGCTTGGTATTTGGTCCGTGATTTTTCATAGAAATGGACATCCAAGCGTTTTCTGTGTCGCCTGACTGTAAGGAAGCCATTTCTTGATCATTTGGGGCCCTTGAAGCAATAAAGTCAGCTATCCTAATAAAATTTATAATCAATCCTGCCCAGTAAAACGGAAAGTTTTTGAGATTTCCAGATACTGGCTCACCATATTGATCGGTAAAATTACCACCATCATCAACATAAACTCTTTCCGGATACTTTAGAGTTTCACCTAGTCCCGCTTGAAGTCCGATTGGCAACATTAAGCCAAGTCCTGAAAAGTTGGCTGGCATCACTGTCGGTGAAACAACTCCATTTTCAGCTTCTTCCCACGACATAGTGGATAGTCCATATTCATCTGGCAACTCATCTCCATATATTGAGGATATTACTATTCCAGTGTCAAGACCAAACCAGTCAGCACGCGATATTGGTGGATTAGGCACTGATCCAGGATTAATGATTGTGTGCCTAGAGGTCATGGTGTCTATATCATAACCTTCTACAAATATATTATCTACTGCTTCTTTTTTCCAAAAATCTTCAATTCCTATTTTTAATTCAACAGCCTTATCTTTGTAAATTTGTGCACATTCGGCAAACTCACCCGTGATAGGGGCAAGGTTCTGAGTTAGCACATCACCAACACCACCTTCGGCTTCAAAAATATGTGCCATTTTAGCTTTTTCATATTCGTAATCCATCAACTCGGAGGGTGATGTTGAATCCCCCAAAGCTTCAACCGGCACTCGACAATTATTGCGCATCCACCTGTGAGCGGAGGCGCCTTGTTCATAAGGCACAACACCAACAATATAGTCAACAAAATCTGGCTCTAATGTGCTAAGCGTCGACTCGTTCTGTATTATCTGAGTAGTTAAAGCAGACTCACCCACCGCATACGCATGAGATGTGTTGTTAATATCTATCGCGTGACCGGTGCGGCCATAAAAAGTAGATACAAGGCTCTTACAAGTGGTGCTGTATGGGTATCTTTCTGTTACATCGCTAGCATTCGAGCCAAACCATTCGAATTTATTTGGAAAGTTTTCTGCTAATTCTTCTTGAGCGTCTGCATCTGGATATGGCACTGTTGTATCTGACATCTTAGTAGACTCCAAGGACCATTAATATTTTTTCTAAATTTAGTGGTATTTCGATGTAATCTCCAGGAAATATGTCAGCTTCTGTGAGATATCCGTTATACCAAGCAATTACCCACCAGTATTCGGGGTTACCGTAATACTTGTGTGCAAGGTTGTAGTATCGATCTCCCAGTTTCCAGATATATCCTGTAGACTCTAACGATGCTCTTTCTGAGATCGTTGGATTTTTCATTATGGGAGTTTCTTGGTGTTTTATGTTTTTAAGATTTCCTCTTTTCTTACGCAAAAAACTGTAAAACTCAGTATCATTATCGATGTTAAATATTCTAATATATCTAGAGGCCATAATTATCCCTATTTAATCCAAGACCAGCGATCTTGGCGCTCTGCTCTTGCTTCTTCAGCGGTGCTGTAAGCGTCAATACTGGCTTGGCGAACGTTTGCACCGGTGGCGCCTTTTTCTGTTGATCGGAGGGCGCCGGCGTATGCAGCGGCCTTTTCTGAATTCTTAACTTTTCCTTTTTTAAGGCGCCTTTGCAGTCTTTGCCCTCTTTTATTAAGAGTTCCATCAGCTTTTAATAATTTTGCTTGCGCAAGATCTTTAGCTGCTTGCAAGGTTCGTTCATCAGCCTCTTCTTGCCGTTGTTGTCTAATACCTTCCGTATAGCCGGCTGCTTCTTCATGTTGCGCTGCTAAAAGCGACTCTTTGTTTCCTCTACCGGATTGTTTTAATGAACTTACTAGGTCTGTTCCATATGGGAACAATTCATCTGCAAAATTAACATTACCTTTTTCATCATCAGACCAACCCAAGTTATTCTCATGCAAAGCCTTGAAGTCAATTGTTACTTCTATAGCTTTTGGTATGACTGTCCCTGAAGCTATATGAAATACGCCATAATCTGGATTGTCAAGATTGTGGTTAATCGCAACGTTGGTTATCGCCCCCAATAAGCCACTGGTGGAGTTTGCAAGCCCCAGCGTAAGCGCATTTAAATCTCCTTGGGTTGCCACATTATTATCCATGTTATTAGAAATCAAGTTCATCAGTTTAAGTCTAATCAAGGGTGATTGAGAAATAGTTAGTGCATTTCCAATATCACTGTAATTGGGATATAAGAACGATACTAATTTTTGCACTTTTGCAAGGTTTTCGTAACCTTCACCAGTTGTTGCCGCAGGAATAATAAACGATAAAGTAATTGACCGAGTGGTTTGCTTAAACATTCGAATAGGGTCAGAGCGACCAAAAACCGACTCTTCAGCCCAATCACTATTGTAAGATTCGTTAAACGCTTGGATAAATGCCTTAAAGTGCACCATTCGTGAACTAGGCACATGTTCAAAACTAATTGTTAGTCCATCGTTCGCAAGAGCATCAGAACCATCTGCATAGAATAAGTTTCCTGCATTCGCTTCAACTTCTTTCAAACCCGCATTTGGTCTTTTGGCCATTTCGCCAAGTTTACTGGCATCAAAAAATTTGTCATCAATGGACATTTTGGTTCTCCTTAGTTTTACTCGTAGTAGCCGTCGCGGCACGTAAGGCCATCTGCTTCTTCGTATATACTAATTACCTTATTCTCAAAAAGATCAGTATCGAATTTGATTAATACCTCTCCAATCTTTCCTCGCGGTGTTGTTCCTGCTGCTGTATTGTTGTTAGTTCCTGTGTTTGTGGGAGATATTGGCCTTTGTGTTCTGCTAGCTTCCGAAACCGCTGTGGCTGTTAAAGCTGTTTGATTAAGAACTGCATCGAACATGATAGCTTTGTCAGTATCAATCTCGTCTATCGCTTTTGCAATTAATTTGATTTGTTTTACAACTGCTTTCATTTCTGAAACCGATGTGCCGGCTAGCGATTCTGTGAAAAGTGCAATTGCTTGGAGATCGTCAGTTGCGATAAACTTAAGCGCTAAACCTAAAGCTCCCATACCAACCGCCATCGCGCCAAGTCCAACACCGGCTAAAAGCAACAGAGGGGCGCCCAACGCTAATGACGCAAACATACCACCTAAAGCAATTATACTATCAGGCTCTATTGCAGTGAACATCTCTGAAAACCCTGCGGCCATATACCCTATTCCTGCTGCCGCTATTCCTATTGCTGCACCAATTGCAAGTATTGGAACAGACAACATCATCAAAGGCTTGGCTGCAGCGGCAGATGCGGGCGCTAGCGGTATCAGAGCAACGGCCAAAGCCTTCATTCCAAAAGCTAACGCTGCGATAGGAACAGCCATGGCTGCTATTTGACCAACTGACATGTCTTGCATCGCTTCAGCCATAAATGCCACGCCTTTGCCTGCTGCCATAAATCCAAGTCCCAAGCCTATTAGTGCTGCGCCAATTGCTGCAATTGCTGGCGCACTCATCCCGCCTGCAATCGCGCCCGGGCTACCAGCGCCGATTTGGGCACCTCTTGTCTTTGCTTTGTTTAGGTTTCGCTGCGCTTGAGTCTGGAGTTTGAGCGCTCCGGTAATTGATTTGATCTGTGCTAATTCAGCAACTCTTTTCGTGCCAAAAAGTGTTTCTTTGACTGCCATCGCGCCTTTAGCAAATGAAATCAAGGCCAAGATACCTTGATAAGCAATATATCCAACAACAACCTTCTCAACAATTGCTGCATTGTCTGCTAACTTTCGAGCAACAGATGCTAATCCGTTCGCAAATTTCTCAACAGTATCTGCGTTCGACAAAAATATAGATTGCAAAGTTTCTTGAATTGTCATCAGTGCTTTGGCGCGCTCCGCTTGTTCTTTATAAGAGGCAGCACTTTGATTGCCGGCATCGGCCATTAATTGAGTATTACCGCTTAACATTAGTGCAAGATCGCCAACATCTGACAAGCCGAGAGCGTTGGTGTAAAATTGCTTTTGATAATAAGACATAGTATCGAAAGTGAGTCCAGTGTCTAATATTGCGTCACGGATCATGTTGAAGCGCTCTGCTGGATCTGTTGCCATCATAAGATCCATAGCATTAACGAAGTTTCCACCCAGTGCAGCGTTTAGTTGTCCTGCTTGCTCTGCAGCGCCTTCAAATGTATCAAATTTATTTGTAACCGCAAGAATCTTGCCCATTTCCATACCAGTAATCTTGGAAAGTCTTGCTAATTCTTTGAATGTTTTACCGCCTTCGGTTCCAAACTTAGCCAACTGTGGGCCCATTTGCGCAAATTGTGCTGACAGCTGTTGTGGTGCCACTCCAAGAGCTTGTGCAGAGGCAACGATTTCTCCTTGGAAAGTTTTTGCTTCCATGGCTCCCATTCCCATCATTTTAGTGGAAAATTGTATTCCTTTCGCGAAGTCTTGCGTAGCTACACCATACGATTCTTGCATCACAGTGGCAGTTTTTGCCAACTCTTCTCTTTGGGCCGGAGCCAACATAGTAAAGTCAGTAAAGTTGGTAATTAAATCGCCCATACCCTTGGTTAATTCTTCCATCGAAACACCCAAGCGCGCTTGTTCACCGTAAATTGAACCTAATTGCTCTTCGTATTGTTGACCCATCGCGAAGTTGGTCTCAAAGGCCTTTGAGGTCTCATCAAAAGCTTTGATCATGCCAACCATACCATCAATAAATTTACCCGTCAGGAATCCACCAAGCTTCTGGAATCCAACATTCATCTCACCCAATATTAAGGACGGATTTTGCAAAGAAAGACCAAGTTTCATACCTGCTTTTGATGCCGCTTGAACAAGCGATGTTGTTTGGCGCATATTTTTGTTCATTTCTTGTTGAACATCTAATATGTCATCTTGAACTTCAAGTTGCTTTTCTAATGCAGCAATTCTTTCTAAGTCTGCATCATCAATCTGTTCTTGTGTTTTTATTTGCGCTTTAAGAAAGTCTAATTCTTTTTCTAAAAGATCTCTTGCAACTTGTCTTTTTAGTAAGTTGCCATCAATTGTGCTACCAATACCTTGGAGTTGTGATTGATATTGTTGAAGGGCTGAGATCTGTTTTTGTATGCTTTCAAGATTTTTTGCTTCTGCAGCAAATATCTCTTCAAGCTTTTCAAGTCTTTTTTGTTGTGATTCGGTTAACTCATCAGATGATTGTTTGAGTTGGTTGTATTCTTCCCGTAATCTCCTGGCATTTTCTATTTCTTCTTCGGTGGCCACAAAAAGTCCCTCGCAATATTGCTACAATAATTAGTTATTAACTAAAAAAGACAAGATTCTTAAGAACCTTGCCTTTTTACTCTTTCTGCCAATTCATGTGGCATTTTTGGTTGATTAAACGATGTTAGCTGTTGAGAGCCGCCGCTTTGTCCTTTGGACGCGTTTTCATATGCTTCGTTTTCTGCTTTGATTTGTTTCAGCAACCGCGCAACAAACCATTTTCTAAGACCTAAAGGTAAATTATAAGCTTCCGAGAATGACCAGCCGCCGCTATATTTTAAGAAGAAAAACTGTTCATATACGCTTTCCATATATTCATCGGTCAGGCCAAAAAAAGTCCGCGGTGAGCGGCACCTCCATTTCTTGTTCGTGGCCACAATTTTCACATGAAAAATGTTGTGTTAAATCAATATTAGGAGATGCTGTCTTATAACACGTTCTTAAATGTCTAGCATCTAGTGAAGGGATATTTTCAATCAAATAATTTAGCGCTTGTGGTGTGTTATCACCATTAACAGAAACTACCATACTTCTTATCTGACTGGTTACTGCTTGCTCTGGTCTGTTTCTCTTACGAGCGCTTTCGGCCTGATTGACCATTGCTTTCTCATCGTTGCCGTTCAGCAGCCTAAACACAACGTTGACTTGCGTTCTTGGCAAAATAGTGCTAAAAGTGCCGTCATCGTTTGAAGTTAGAGACAACGCCGTATCATCATTTCCTGAGTGGATATAAGCCTCTTTTAAGTCAAACGAATATTCTTGCGCAGTGCCGCAAGCTGGACAACTAACTGTTGTATTATAATCATTACCATATCCAGAGACTCGGGCAGCAATCAAAATAGCATTTCTGTCTCCCACCAACAGAGAATCGGAGTTAACTCTCTTGTCTGTGATTAAGCTCTGTATTACTCTATCGATTGCAACGCCGTTTTTGAGAAGGGTTCTTGATGTAAGAATATCTTCCTCTTTAGCAGTCATTTGCTTAATTTCAATTGTGCTTTGTCCATGTAGGGGATGGTTCTCAGGATAAAACCTACCTCCCGATGGAAGTTCTACAAATTCAGTCGGAACTACGAATGCGAATCCCGGGTTTTCTTGTAGAGCTTGTTGTGGGGGAGAACTATCTTGTGGAGCGTTCGACCCCAAACGATCTCTATTGCGTGACATTTACACCTCTATGTTGTTTATGCGTTAAAGAAACTTTGTGCGCCTGAACCGGCTGCGGCTCTCTGATCTTTGCCAACTTGCAATCTTGCCCAATCATATTTGATTGTAACAGAAAGTTCGGTCAAATCATCATTACCATACTCTAGACTATCACCATATTTCACTTCTGTTAAGAAAGAATTCCAGAGAGTCCATGTTTCAAGTGGGTTTCCATCTGAATCAAGCTGAGTTATAATGACAGTGCCCAGCGAAGCGGCCGATTTGGCTTTAGAAATAGATGCTCTTTCTTCTGATGAACCAGGGGGCTTATAACCAGAACCCTCAACAATGGCCGAAAGGGTTGCAGACATATCAGGATCAACAGGATCTACCATCGTAACAGTAATATCATTCCAGGTAACGTTACCTGGATAGTAAAATGTATGATTTAAATACTTATGCTCGGCTGCATTAATAGCAAACGAAGGCTTTGTGGCTGTCTTGGCATACCAAAGCTTTGCGCCTCCTTGAGCGGCTTGAATTCCTTGAAATTCAACTGTAAACCTAAAATTTCTTTTTGGATCTTTGAGGCTTGCGTCCTCTCCAAAGTTTTCTGACCAGAATGGCATAATGTGGGTACTCCTGTTGATATGTTTTTCTAAATTTAATTAGTAGGGTGGGGGGAAATCCCCCCTTCATTTGTTCGATTAGTCGTCGAACGATGCACCAGTCGAGGCGATAACAAAATCAATTGCAATATATTCGATAGCGCGTGCAGGCTTGACCATAATCTTCGCATACAAGATGTTTTGATCGATCAAGTCAGGGGTTGTTGTGGTCTCGTCCAGAATCAGTCTATAATCGGTGATACCAAACTGAACCTTAACATTTGAAAGGAACGGCTCAACAACTGATATAAATCTGTTCCATGTCGATTGCACATTTTGCTCAAACAAAATCTGAGTTGACAGAATGGAAATTTGCTTTTTCAAGTAAATTACCAGTCGACGAACGTTGATTCTATCGAGAGCACTTTGTCGCTCTTGAAGAGTTTTCTGACCGAATACCACGATTCCACTTGAAGGGAACGAGGCAATTGGGTTAATGTTTGCTTCATACAAGCTGTCTCTTTGTTTGGATGTAAGCTTCTCAGAAACATTTGTCACTGGAATACCAGCGGCACCATCCGAAAGACCGCCGCGGTTAAACCCTGCTGGAGCAAACCAAAGGTGCGATGCTGCTTGAGAAGAAGCCAACACACCCATCATTGCGACAGAAGGTGGCACCCAAAGGGCGCGGCCTGTGTTACCATCGCGAGTTTGAACCCAAGGATAGAATGTAGCGCCATAAGATGAGTCGATTCTTCTATCTTTCAGGCTGGTTGCAGATTGCTCAACACCGACACCGATTCTATCTTTCTTAGAAGATGTATATTTCTCATGTTGTGGGTAGTAGACATCTTTAAGATCAATTAACGAAAGGGCGTCACCACGGGCCTCGCACACATCAATCATGTGATTTGTAAGTGACTCGTTTGTAATACCTGGAATAGTTAACAAGTTCATATCAACTGATTCAGGATCTGCTACTGTGTCAACTGCTCTTTTCAGCGAGTAGTATGCTGAACTGTTGGCCTCTGTAGTGGTTGATGCAGGCATGCCTCCGTTGTAGAGAGGATCGGGAATTGTAATGTTGAATCCATCGAAACCTCCAACAAGTGGTGCTGTAAACCTGTCGTAACCAGCATCAAGAACTGTTTTGTATGTTCCACCGGAAGCGATAGAAGCTGCTTCCCCTCGCTTGTAGGAGCCGGAATCATAGTAATATGTATTGGTTCCTGCACGTAAGTCGTTCATAGTAAACACATAGGCCGCCCTATATTGATCGGTTCCTGACATGTCGTAAGCTGAGAGATCTGTCACATTACCATCAAGCAACTTATTGACATCTTTTACGCTGGCATCCGCTCTAGAAGAACCGACTGTTCTGGAGTTTTGATAGCCAAAGTAAGCATTTCTCTGATCCGCTAATCCTCCATCGGAGGCAGAAACACGGAGCCTGACTTGTGGCCAATCAAATCCGGCCATAGCTTGTGCTGCGCCGGCCGTCGCGTCGTTGCAAACTAAAGGCTTAGCGCCGGCATTTACCAAAGAGGCCGAGTTGGCCCAGTAAATCATGGCGTTTGTCGTGTCAAGAGAAGCAGTATTTGTTGATTTAACTTGCTTGTATCTTGGTGGACCATAATATCCGAAAGGCAAGAGAAGTGGGTTTGCACCGCCATCTTCAACATCACTCTCACATTGAACGTAAATATATTTTGATTTATTTGCATAATCGCCATATGATATAAGCCTTCTTTCTGCTTCACTCCATTCTTGGTAAACATCTCCAATTCGTCTAGAAATAAAATCTGGACTGGTTGGATCTAAGTTCAAGTTGTCGAACCGCTCTAATACTTGAGGTTTTGCATCAGTATCTCCGAGCGCTCTAACGACAACTGAGAAAGAACCATAATCGCTTAATGTGGTTCTGGAAGGTCTGATTTTTTCAATTGAAATTTTTGCATTTTCACTCAACCAAGCACCATGGCCACGACCAATAAATCGGAATAATTTTACCATTGCTTCGGGGTTGAAGTCGGCAGCAACACCTTTGAGATCTTGACCGATAAACCAGCCAGTATATGCTTCGCGATGAGCAGTTTGCTTAATAGCTGGCCCAACAGTGGTGTGTGCTCCAGCGGAAGCAATCGGCATTATAGCACCGAGAGCCGCAGACGATTCTAAGCCCGCATCTCTTATTTCTTGCTCAAATGTTTCCCCAAGCCAATAAGGTTGGAAACTAGCAGACGCATAAAAGTCGCCTTTACCAGTGGTTAGCTGTGGGTTTGTGTTAAATGCTTTTCTTATGAAATTTTCTGACGAATCTGAAAGCGTGAAATTGATTCTTTCGTTAAAATCACCCGAGGCTCGATTAATCACCACATCGAAAGAATTATTACTGTCTGTCGTAATAACGTGCCCAATACCACCACTAATTTTAGCCGAGCTTGAGCCCCACAATGTTCCTGTTAATGCAATTGAGGAACCTGAATCAAGATACCATACAGCAGCAAGAGAACCTGTGCCTAGTGGCGCAATGGCGCTACCGGTAGCGCCAGCCGCGGCTGCCATCGATGCAGAAGGCCATACCCAAAGCCCAAATGCTCCACCGTTTGCAGGTGCGAGCCCAGGTTGATTTGTGGTTTTCCATCCAGCGCTATTGTCGGAGTCGTTTTTCTGCTCTCCGAGAATACGTATGTAAGTTAAGGGCGCTACATTTGACACCAAAAAGGCTTTAGCGGCGTAAGTTCCGTACATGGGAGACTGAAGGTTTCCATCTCTAGAAATATCTCCACCAGCCTTACCTGGAACTGTATCGCCAAATAATTCGACGAATTCTGAATACGATTCAACCTGTGTAGGCTGCATCGCGAGTCCTCTCTGGGAGCGTCCGATAACTACTGGTCCGATTGCACCGGCAGATCTTGGAATGAAAGAATTATCAATCTCGTTGATAAACACTCCAGGAGATACAAATTTAAAGCTTTTTACTGACATGTTTTGTTTCCCTCGTTATAAAATGGTATTAATTGATGCCTCAATCATACTTTAAATAGTATTTTGGATTTCAAAAGGATATCAGGATATCAATAAAAAGCACCCTTTAAGTTCCTGAACTGTTTATTGGTCATCAAACAGCGTCATATTTCCTGCTGGTACCGTTGATTCTTGCGGAAATACATACTCTACTGTGTTTTCATCCACTCTTACAATTGGGCGATCATCATTTGGCCCTTCCCCTATAAGATATCCCAAAACTCTTATGTTTATTTCAGTATTAAACTCTCTAACATCTTCAGCTAATGTGGCTACGTTGTTGTTGTGTGTGAAGTTTTGATCAATAAATACTTCGTATGAATGTCCATTTCTCTTAAGCGATAATGCGTTAATTTGCCCTGTTCTCCCTATAAATGGAGTAACCAATGTGTTCATTTGTTGCTGATATTCGGTTTTTATGGATATTTTATATTCAACATTTACGTAAACTGGAATCGGTATAGATATCGTTTGGATAACAATTTTTTTATTTACTCTTGGAAAATATCTTTGCTTATTGCCAGTATTATTGGTTCTAGTGCCGGATGCGACTGCAAAATTACGGGTCTTATCAGGAACTATTTTTTTAGATATTACAAATCTACCAGATCTACCGTTTTTGTCATCAGAATAATAGTGAGCTTGGAACGAACCTTTCCGCTCTGGATCTTTTACGATCCCTGTTCTTTCAATGCTTATTAGTGGTAACTTGAAAGCGTCATTATCATCTCTTAACTCTTTTTTGTTTTTAACTTGATATGCGCGCTCTGGAACTTGCCACAAAACAGGCACAGTTTTATACCCTTCGTTTGTTCGGCAACTAAGTTCTAGATCCTCTTTTAACCATGAAGTTATAACATAATCGATATCTTCTATTGTAGAAGAATACATGCCCATCTCCCTCAAGGTAAACTGAGAAGAACCAGAAGGTATCATAGCGAAGTCAAAATTATTAGGTAGCATCGAATAACCCCTTTCTGGCTCTTTTGCATGTTGCAGATATCTCAAACTCTTGATCAGTTTGGCCAAACAACAGTCTCGATTCTGATAACTTTACAATTTCATAGTAATTATCATTGTATAAGACAAAATCGCCCTCACGAACATACATGTTCTGATCTTCTTCTAATCTCCGACGATGAAAATGAACCATAATTTCCCACGATTTATCAATACCATAACCAGGCATATAATCGGTTGAGAAGTCAGTGTATTCAACTAGTGCATAAATACGAACTGGTGGTAGGAAGGTTTTTTCTACTGCTTCTCCGTAAAGGTCATGAAATTGTGTTGTTTCCATGTCAATAGAATAATAAAGTATTTGTTGGCCGATGACCTTTTCAATAAGTTCATCATTAACTTGTTTTACTAAATCACGTTCTTTTTTTCCTAAGAATAACGGCGGTGGTGGTGTTTTCGGCCTTTTCCATTCATCAGACATATCTTAGTTATCCTACAAAAATACCCAATGGAGTCACCTTCAAAACATTTGATGCAGCATCTGTAAGTTCTTGATCCGATTTCGCCAATGCAGGGTATTCCACTTCTTTCAGCATTTCTTTCAGCTTGTCTTTGAGTTGCTGTTGCTCTTCTTTTGCTTGAGAAAGCAATTCACTGTGGTTTAGGGTAACGCTCTCGCCTGGAATTGGCATCGTTGTAAACTTACCACGAATTTGGCCAAGCATTTCTTTGCATAACGCAAGAGCATACTTGCGAATCCATTGCTTACCCATTGAATTTATATTTTCATACGGTATATTGTCGAAAGGAACAGTGTTTAAGTTATTTACTCCCTCCACACCTGCATTAAACGAGCCAGTCTCATACGGCTCCATGTCAACATAAAATTTAACCCACATTTTTTCACCATTACCATCTGACCAATAACTAGGAGTAGGATAAAGTCTAATTTTGTTATTTATTAGCTCGTAAGAATAATGAGAAGTTCTTGTAAAAATAGAATCTTCATACATTATTGCTTGCATTTTGTTTTGCCATGTCGGAATAACCTCAAATGTAGAATCATCTGCGAACTGGCCATATGTAGAGTAGTTTCCTACTACTCCGACCCCGCCATAATAGCCGTAAAAACGCCACATGGCCCTAGGGGACCTATAATAAACTTTAGTGACTATAACGCGTTTATTGTTAATCTTTCCAGCATAGTCAACTGTATTGCCAGATTGATCAACGCCCGAATCGGAGGCGTCTTGAATAATTTTTTGAATATCGTAGTCTTGAACATTCTGTCTTGGCAAGAAAGATGCTGAATATTGTGGCGTTGTGCCACCAAACCCGCCGGCTGCTGCTGCACCATCTCCAACGCGACTTGAATAGCCCAAAGAAAATCTTGGATATTTTATATTACTGCCAGTTGGCCCTGTTTTTAGACCACCTTTGTGATCAAAAGTTCCAGTTTGTGTGCCAAGGACCGTTGAAAGAACATTTTTACCTTGATGTAGGTTTATAATATAAGAATATTCTAAGACCGCTTCTTCATACGCTGCGTATACATTAGAAGGTGTAAGCTCAATATCTACTACGTCGCCGCCAAGCTTCTTATATGTATAGGCAACTTGAGCAGATGCACCGCTTAAAAACTCAGTTGATTCATTATAAACACCAAAAGGTAGCGAGGCTGTTACCAAAGAAGTGCTACCCGTGGATGTTAGCACAATAGCACTAGTTTCAGACTTTGGATTAAGATTAGTTGGCATTTATAAAAACTCCCTCACATTAAATAGTAAACCATTAAACAAAACCCCCACGTATAGCGAAGGGGTGTTTGAATTAATTAAATTACACTACTTTTTTGTAGTTTTGTTGTCGGCCTTTTTGTCAACTTTTGGAGCGACCTTTTTGCTTGCCTTTGATACAGATTTTTTCTGTGGCTTAGGATCAGCTTTTGGTTGCTGTGTTTTTTGTTCAACTTTTGGTTCCGCAGTTTGAGCTTTCTCTGCCGGTTGTGTGCTTTCTTGCAGAGCAGCAGCTTTTTCAGCACGTGCGCGGTTCTTAAACATTAATCTTCTACGGGGGTTCATAATACTCTCCTTATAACTTATAAGTATCTTTGGTAATTAGTTTTTAAAACCGAAAATCTCAAAAAATTGCCGGCGAAAAATTTTGAGGGATCGATATTTTAAAGTTTTTATTACAATTTGAAATAAAAAGACCCCCCTGTCAAAGCAGGGGGGTCTTTATTTAGTCAGTAATCTGAATTATTTATCAGCTACTACCGGATTCTCCAAGGAGACCGCGGATGACAACAAGACCGTACATATCAGGACGCACCATCTTCTTGGCATAACGCGTCATGACTCCCTTACGGGGTACGAAGTCTTCTGGTCCGAAGATCGTAGGAGTGGTTTGCAGTGGGACGTATGGAGCATACACATATCCGCTTTCAAGGAAAGAGTTACCACGGCGACCAACAAGAATCACGTTGCGGAGGAAGTATGGGTCAACAATGACATCAAACTTCTTGCTCAGCGAGCCTGTATTGACAGCACCAATGGAACCAGTCTCGGAATCGGCAGTGACATTCGCACGGAATCCAGCAGTAAACTCAAGGATGTTCGCAACTTCTGGTCCGCAGACGATGAAGTTAGCACCACCACGAAGAGTCTTGCGGTGAATTTGCGCAGACACATCGTTGATAGTTTCAACAAGAGTCTCATACCACTCAGAAACTGTACCAGTGAAGTCTGGAGCAGCTGCCGAAGCACCAATCTCATTACCGTTAGAGTCTACAAAGAGACCTGGAGCACGAGCCCAGTAACGAGTCTCAGCAGTTGCACCGTTAACGAGGTCAGCAAGGATCTCGCGGTCAATCTCAAGAGCAATTTGCTCAGAGAGAATGCTGGTTAACTCGACCTCTGCATCAAGGTTGTGGTAGGCGTTAAGGTCTTGACCTAACTCCGGAGTCCACTTGGCCTTGAGCTTCTTGGTTTGAGCGGTAACAGCAATGCTATCAACCTTGATGTCGATCTCTGGGATCAACTCAGAACCTTCAAGTCCCCATGCAGTTGCACCAACAACAGAACCAAGCGCTCCGCCATTTGTAAGGTTATCGCGAATCGGGAACTCAGCAGTAAGACCAGTTGCAATTGCAGCAGTTTGCGGAATAACACCAGTCGCACCATCTACACCGAAAATAACAAACTGAACGTTGTCGGTTTTAGGGTTAGAACCGGTTTGTTGAGTTAAGCGACGAATT